CCCTCTGCTGCTACCAGAGAGGCATGAAAAGAAGTTTTGCCAGTATTAGGCCGAGCGCCAACCACAACAAGATGACCGCCAGTAACACCTTCCACTTTTCTAGTGAGAGTTGGAATGTTAAATTTCCATTGTGCTTCCAGATCAGCGGCATCAAGTAAAGTGTCAAAGCTATGGTCATCCCACTCGACACGGACATCAGGAGTAAAATCATCTTTGTAATCCTCTAGTAATCGACGCAGAGGCTCAAGCGTATCTAGTGATCCATTGACACACTCGAAACCTATGTTCGCTATCTTCTCACCCAAGAATTGTTGGAACATCTTAGAGAATGTATCCGTAGCAATCTCAGGATTGATTGGCTCAATAATCTCTAGCTTCTTAAACATATCATCATATGTACTTTTGTTAGCTGTAGTGAGCGTTTGGTTTTGTGTAAGGAACACAGCCTGTAAATCCTGTGGTGTCAGGTCTGTGCCATACTGTTCCATCGCACCATCAAGGGCTTGCTTAATCTTACGCACGTCTTTTGTGAATAGTTCGTTGCGTGATAGCAGGTTCTTGTGCTGCTCATAAAACTCTTTGTTTAGTAGTGATTTAATTAGACCCAGTTCGATCATCTTCGTTTCCTCGTAACATTTTAATTAGTGCCTCAAGACTAGCCAAAGGCCACAGTACTGCAAATAGAATACGGCCCCACCCACTACCGTCTTCTACTTCTTCTGTTATGTATAGTAACAAAGGCATAGCAAAGATATACATAAACAATGCCCCTGTAATGTAATCAATCATAGCACACCTTTCGCTATTACTTTATGCATTCCTTCTGTACTATTCAAGGATGCCAGTATTTCTACAAGCTGTGCATATGTTAATATAATCATATCGTAGGTGTTAGCATCAGCATCAAACTGTCGAATGAACACCTCGCTATCGTCGCCTATGATAACCTCAACATCATCATACTGCCCTGTTTCATCTAGGACAGTAATGATAGATGCGTCACTCTCAAACTCAACCGTGAACATTGTTAGCCTTTGCACGTTGCACAGATGCCTTACGTTCTTCTTCAGTCATTGGTTTGATTTGCTTTGTCTCATAGTCCACAACAACAGCAGTCAGCCAGTTGTCTTGCTCTACCCGGGCTTCTTCAAGCGTATCGAATAGGCGTGGCTCTGGGAAGTTATGAAATTGTGTTGGGTTCTGTGGTACATACATCCAGTCACCATCAACGTCGATCATTAGTGCATATTTTTTAGTCATCGTTTTCTCCAAATTTGTATTCTGTAAGGCCCATGTTTTCTTCTATGAAGTCATACACCTTCTGTAAGTCCATCTGTGCTGCTGCACAATATATGATTAGCTTTAGACCTTCCTCTGCTAACATGCCTCTTGTGTCGCTGTCAAAATGAAATTGATAGGTTGCGCTACCATCCTCATGTTCTTCTATGGATTCTACACCAATCTTACCACTCATCATTCTGCATACATCCTTAATGCTTCCCAAGATACAGGGAAATGGTTCATCATTAAGTCTTCGATCTTCTCTGCTACTTCGCGTGTCTCTGCCTGTGTGTCAGGCTTACAGCGTAGGTGGCACATATCAGCAAACGCATCTAGTGATCCAGACCAGTACCACTCAGTCATCATGCTCTGTGGCAGTACCATACGTGCTTGCTCTGGTGCTACGCCTGCTTGTAAAAGCAAGGCATATTCATTCTTGATCATTGCATAAAAACCTTTTGTGTTCATAGGGTCACTATCAATAACACCATCACTACCTTGCTTCTTATCTTCACTACGTCCACGCCAAACATCAGGCACATAGAACTCTGGGTCTTCATCCACATACCTACGACTGATCTCATTCCAACGTAGAAACTTATGCTTCACTAACTGTCGTGCTACAAAGATTGGTGCTTTCACATGGAAGGATGCAAAGGCATGTCCGAATGGGCTGATGTGCTTGTGCTTGGCTAGGTAGCGGATTAGCTTGGTGTCACGTTCTGACAGAACCATCTCAAGGTATTCACCTTGTTCGTCCTGTTTTACTGTGCCTTCCACAAGTTCGCTCTTCTTACCAAACGACACACGTGCGGCGTTGACAACAGACAAGTCACTGCCCATGTGATCAATGTAAGTTACGTCAATCATCTATGTATTCTCCTTTGGTTCTCATTCTGAGAAACCCATTCTAAGTTTTTGACACTGTAGTCCTGTTTATCACCATTTATATGATCAACAACTATATTTACGTTTTGATCTGGGTTATGTACAAAACACCAAGCAAACAGTTTATGTGCGGTCACAGTTACTTTACGTCTTTCAGAAGAGGTGTCAGCTAAAGTGACATCCATAGAAGGATAACCACCCCTAGTAGTATTTATAGCTAACTCTCTACCTGTATAAGTATTAACCAAGTAAGGAAATATGGGATCAGGGTATTTATCTCTAAGCGGATGATATGCACCAGTTTTATAAGCTATAAGCTTACCTTTTGGTACTAACAACACTAAGTCCATAGAACGTTTGATGTCTGTTTTCGATTGCGTGTCTGGTATAATATCACATGATAAGGTAGATAAATCTACACACTCTGTGTCTATCTCTCTTCTTTCCACGTCGATAAAAAAGTCTAGTTGTATCATGCAAGCATGTCCTTTAGTTTGTCCATGTCATCATCGACACGGTACTTGATGTCATCAAACAGAGACAAGGCTTTAGTGGGTACGCCTGTCCATTGTTCGATCTCTCTCCGATACTGTATAGTCTTTTTAGCAGCATCAGGATCAAGAGCAATAATAACTTTATCATACTCTCGAATTTTCTCAAGATGGTTAGTCGTTAGCTGAGTGCCAAGAATAGCCATACTAGTTATATCAGGAAATTCTTGCCACGCAACAATAGCTGACACAACATCTTCAACAATTAGTAGTTTTTTACCTGAACCCATAGTGAAGTAGTTAGCTGTACCACTATAACGATACCACTTTGGAAATCTTTTCTTACCAACAGCGCGTCCGATAGCATCAATAATGCGGCCCTTATGCTTGATAGGAAACACAACACGTTCATCTTTTACATCGTACAGCAGCCCACCTACAGCTAAACCATAACGCTTAGTGAAGCGGTGAAACTTATCGTGAAACGATGTAGGCTTTACCACGAACACAGGTATCTCCATAGTCTCAGCTTCCTGTTGTCTAGTTTGCTTTACAGTCTTGCTCATAAGTTGCATGATCTCTTCTGCGGTCATGTCTGTGTCATGAATGCCTGACACATGACAGTCCATCTTATAGCAATTCCATTTTAATGACCCGCTGCCTATCGTAGCTGTGTAGGTATTCTTGCCACCACAGAAGGGACAGTCGCCACGGTAGTCACCATGTGTTGTTAAGTCAGAGGCAAATGCTCTTTGTTTCTGCCAACTAGTCATCACTATCTATTCCTCTTGCTGCTAGTGCGTTTGATGCACCAGTAAATGTATTCACTAGATAAGGCTTTACACTACTGGGGTTCTGGTGTCCAGAGAATTGCATAATGCCAACCAAATCTACCCCTGCTTCTACTGCTTCTGTGATAGCTGTGCGGCGTAAGTCCTGCGCATTTAGTTCACGTGGTAGATTAGCTTCGTCTAGTACTTCGTTGATTGCAGGGGCTATTTCCTGTTCTTGATAGGCTCTAATGAGGCCACGTTTGATGTTGTACTTGGGTGCAACGATATCCTGAAAGCCAAACATCTCTTTCTGTTGACGTAGCATGTTGCACAAATTCTGACTGATAGGCAGGTGTACCTCTGCGTTCCGCTTTGATTGCGTCAGGTCTGTGCGGCATTGGTCTAGGTCTACATAGTCCCACGTAAGCTTGCGCATATCACCGACACGCTGACCCCACTCATACGCCATATGCACTAGCAGCCCGATACCGTGCCAACGTTCTTGGCTGTATGCTGTGGACAGGAATGCTTTAACCTGATCACGTGTCCATAGCTGTCTGCGTGGCTTTGTCTGGATCGTTTTAATGACGCGCACAGGGTCATGCATAACCATGTCATGACGTAAAGCGTGTTTCCAAGCGACAGACAGGGATTGTTTCATGTAGTTGGCTGATCGAATGCCATACTGTTCTACCCACATCTCGTAAGCTTTATTCAACGCCCCTGCTTTGATGTCCTGTAGGCGTGTATTGCCTAGAAGCTTGTACCCTACCTTGGTTTCAGATACCCGCATCAGGTGACGCTCATATTGGCTCTGAGTGCTACCCTTCAGACGTTTGAATGGGTGG